TTATCAATGGCTTCGAGATAACGACCTAGGTGATCTTATTAAGAATGAGATTACTGTTTCCTTTGGTCGTGGCGAAGACGACAAGGCAAGTGAATACACGAGCCTTGCAGAGAGTAAAGGATATCAACCTTCACAAAAACTGAAAGTTGAGCCGATGACTCTTAAAGCACTGTACAGAGAGCGAGTCGAAGCAAAGCAAGACTTGCCTTCTGAACATTTTAACTTGTTCAAGGGAAACAGAACAAAAATAACAAGGAGCAAATAACATGCAACAAGCGACAAGAGACGTTACTGAAAAAAAAGAAGGTAACTTACCAGCGAAAATCGACTTTATAAGCGATGCTGGAGCAGGACTTGAGAACATAGATAAAGACGATTTAGCTTTACCATTTCTCAAGTTATTACAATCAGGTTCGGATGAAACTAAAAAGAAACATGCGAACTATGTTGACGGAGCCGAAGCTGGAATGTTTTATAATACAGTTACAAAAAAACTGTATGATGGAGAAAAAGGTATTGAAGTAATACCTTGTTTCTATAAACTAACATATCCAGAATGGGCACCTTTCGAAAGAAAGGAAGGTAGACCTGTGAGTCCTGATAGAGGTCCTGAAATTTTAGCTAAAACTAAAAAGGATTCTACAGGAAAAGATGTTTTAGATAATGGTAATCAAATTATCAAAACAGCTAATCACTTTGTGATCATCAGCGGAGATAAACCAGAGAAAGCTTTAATGGCTATGAAATCAACACAGCTTAAAGTGAGTAGAGGGTGGAACTCTTTGATGCAAGATCAATTTGAGTCTGATCCTAAAACACATAAAAACGTTCCTGCACCAATGTTTTCTAGAATTTATAAATTAAATTCTGTTGAGAACAGCGGTAGTTTTACTTGGCACGGATACAGAGTATCTTTGTTAAGAAAAGTGGATAACGCTTCCATCTATCAGATGGCCAGAGAATTCCATAATTCTTTAAAGAAAAGTAACGCTGCAGTAGAAAAAAAAGAAGAATCTAATTACTAGTTTCTTCCTTAAGGAGAATAGGGCGGGGAAAGCGAGAGTGGAACCCGCCCGAAACCAGGGATCGTTATGGAAAAAGAATTTATAGAATTATTTAAAGGATATGAAGGTGATTTCGGTATGGCCGACATGGCTAATACTTCACTGGACTCCGACAAAAATAAAATTAAACCAAATTATGAATGGGCTGGTCGCCCTGTTACCGATACAGATTATAGAGATCATTTAACAGGAAAAAAATCAATTGGCATTCAACCCTGTCGCATAGATGGTACAGTTCAATTTGGATGCATTGATATTGATCCTCCTGATTATGGTACATTTAAAGTAGAAAATTATTTAGCACTCTTCCAACAATATAAATTACCATTAGTTCCTATCCTATCTAAAAGCGGGGGATTGCATTGTTATTTATTTTTAACCGAACCTGTTCCAACAATTGATTTAATAGAGGCATTAAAAGCTTTTCTGCTTCCTCTAGGATTAAAACCAACAACCGAGGTTTTTCCAAAACAGAAAGAACTACAGAAGGACGATAAAGGAGATATAAAACCGGGTAACTTCATTAACCTCCCTTACTATGATAATGGAAATTCAAACCGGTATGCACTAGATAAGAATAATTCTAAACTATCTATAGAACAATTTATAAAATTTGCTAATGAATCTAAAATTAATAAAGAAACATTAGATAAATTAGTAGAGGAAACCCATAGAAATATATTACTAGGCACCAATGCAGAATTTGTAGATGGTCCTCCGTGTTTGGCTTTATGTTCTAAAGCTAAACTCGATGATGGGAGAGATCGATTTATGTATAACTATATGGTCTTTGCCAAAAAGAAATATAAAGATAAATGGCCCGACCAAGTATCAGCAGCTAACTATAGTTATCTTGCAAGTCCTTGGGATAAAACAAAATTAGACTCCAAAATAAAAGCATGGAAAGGAGAAACGGCAGGACATACTTGTTATGAAGATCCCATTAAAGATAAATGTATGCGAAGTCTTTGCTACAAAAGACCCTTTGGTGTTAAGTCCGATAGCATTTCTGTATTTCCAGAAATTCAAGATTTTGAAATGATTGCCTATGCAGAACCCGAGTATCGTTTTAATGTCATCATGCCAAACGATGACAAGATTCAAGTCATAATAAGTAATACAAAACTAATGACTACTCAAAAAGAAGTTTTAAATTTAGTATGGCAACAAACTGGAGTTTATTTTGAACCTTTAAAACCTAAAGACTTTAGGGCTAAATTAAATGAATGGCGAAGAAAAGGTACAAAAGTTAAACCCCCTAAAGGAACGCAACTCGAAGATAGATTAGAAGAAGAACTCTATCAATACTGCATTAATGGCCCCCAAGCCCAAGAACGAAGTCAACTTCATAATGGATCTTGTTTTACTGAAGAAGGGTTTCATTATTTCAGATTCAATTCTTTTATTGAACATTTAGGGAGCAGTTGGAAAATACCCGAAGAAAAAATTGCACAGAAATTAAAAGACAGATGCTTTGTGGAATTTGATCATTCGTTAAATGTTGATGCTAAAACTCTTAAGGTTTGTAAAGTCAAACAACTGCATGTGCATAAAATAGAATACAAACCAGTAGAAAGAAAAGGAACAAATTATTAATGCGATATAAAGTAGTAGGACCCCCTGGTACAGGAAAAACTAGAAGACTTTTACATGAAGTCCATCGCTATGTTCAACAAGGTACACCGCTAGATAAAATTGGATATTTCGCTTTTACTCGTAAAGCAGCAAGAGAGGCCCGAGACAGATTCCTAGCAAAGAATGAACATCTCACTAAAAAAGATATAAAATATTTTCAAACTCTTCACTCATTAGCTTTCAATAATCTAGGACTAAAAGAAGAAAACGTTATGCAAGAAGGCAACTACAAAGCAATTGGTGAAACATGTGGTATTCAAATTAAATATGCAGCTTATGAAACTAATAACTTTAACGGAATCTTTTCATCAAACAGTGAATATCTAAGTTTAATTAACTTGGCCAGAGTAAAACAAATTTCTGCAGAACAACAATTTGATTTAAATGAACACTTAACCTGGATCACTAGAGAAAAACTGATAGCCATTGAAAAAGAAATAAATAATTATAAAAAAACTCATGGATTAATTGATTTTACCGATATGCTTCAAAAATTTTTAGACAAAGGAAAACCTCCTAAATTTAAAGTTATATTTGTGGACGAAGCACAAGATCTATCTTTAATTCAATGGTCAATGATCAAAAAGATTGAAGAAGAAACTCAATGTGATGTATGGATCGCCGGCGATGATGATCAAGCGATCTTTGGATGGGCGGGCGCTGATGTCAATTCTTTTATTAAATGGAAATCTAGAGAAATTTTATTAAGCCAATCTGAAAGAGTGCCTCGTTTAATTCAGGAAGCAGCTTTAAATATTATTCAACGAATTTATTTTAATAGAATACCCAAAGATTATTTACCCAAAGATACCAAAGGAAATATTTATCAACGATACAAGTTAAATGATGTTGATCTAACTAAAGGAGACTGGTTAATTTTAACCCGAACTAAATCATTATGGAGACCCATTCCTCCTTTTCTAAAAAGAAAAGGGCTGTATTTTAATACGGTTGAAGGAAATAGTATAGGAAAAACTTTATACGAAGACATTCAAACCTGGAATGACTTTCAACAAGGATTAACACCACCCGATATAAAAAGACAAAGACTAGAAGAAATAACTGGAGAAAAAAATTTTGATATTAATCTTAGTTGGGACGCAGCATTTAAAAATATTACATCAGCTAAACGAGAATATATGAAAGCGATGTTACTCAATGGAGAAAATTTATCTAGACCCCCACGAATAAAAGTCTCTACGATTCATGGTGCTAAAGGAGGAGAGGCAACCAATGTAGTTTTATTTTTAAATCAAACGGCGAATACTATCAAAGGTTCTAAGAAATCTCAAGCAAAACAAGAAGAAGAATTCAGAGTTTGGTATGTGGGAGTCACGCGAACTATTGAAAATTTATATTTAATAAAATGTAAAAACAAAATGAAAGAATTTAAAATATGAAAAAAAGAAACCAAGCAAAATATACACCCCCTTCAACTTTAGGAGAGTCAAATCCATATGATAAACAAATTGGTGGATCACATTATCAAAGTTTTAAAATTCAGCCAAGTAAATTTGTAATTGAAAATGAGTTGCTTTATCCAGAAGGATGCGTTATAAAATATATCTTGAGACACAGAGCGAAAGGAAAAAGAGAAGATTTAGAAAAAGCAATTCACTTTATTGAAATGATTATTGAAAGAGACTACTCGGATGTATAAACCATTACCCCCACAATTACGATTAGGTTTTTCTGATATTCATGACATCGGAGTTTTTGCCAAAGAAAGCATTGCTCAAGGTACAAATTTGGGAATGACACATATCAAAGTTGGAGATCATATCATTCGCACGCCCCTGGGAGGATTTTTAAATCACTCCGAAGATGCTAACTGCGTGAAGGCTGAACTTAGAATGTTCAACGAAGACAATCCATCTCAACCTCTTAACTATAAGAAATGGAATTTAATAACATTAAAAAATATTAAGGAAGGAGAAGAACTTACATTAAAGTATACGTTCTATAAAATAAATGTTTGAAGCACAAACTGAATGGGTAAAGCCCGAAGAATTTCCAGACTTAAGACAAGCCGATACGATTGCCATTGATTTAGAAACCTACGATCCAGATTTAAAATCTATGGGATCCGGAGCTGTGATTGGTAATGGAAAAGTTGTAGGTATCGCTGTAGCTGTTGATGGCTACTCAGGATACTTTCCCTTCGATCATGAAGGCGGAGGTAACCTTGAAAAAAGTAAGGTAATTCAATGGTTTAAAGACGTTTGTGAATGTCCGGCGGATAAAGTTTTTCACAATGCTATGTATGATGTGTGCTGGATTAGAAAAATGGGAATTAAAATTAATGGAAGAATTGTGGATACCATGATTGCAGCATCTCTTGTGAATGAAAATAGATTTAGATTTGATCTTAATAGTTTAGGTTGGGATTATGTTGGTAAAGGTAAAAACGAAACAGAATTAAAAGCCGCGGCTAATGAATGGGGAGTTGATCCGAAAGCAGACATGTGGAAACTTCCTTCAATGTATGTTGGAAAGTATGCTGAACGTGATGCAGAACTTACATTAGCTTTATGGAAAGTCATGCAGAAAGAAATAAGTGACCAGGATCTAGGAGCTATTTTTGAATTAGAGACGGATCTTTTTCCCTGCCTGGTGGACATGAGATTTCTTGGAGTGAAAGTGGACGTTGAAAGAGCTCATGAATTGAAGCGAGACCTAACATTATCAGAAGAAATGTTACTCCACAAAATAAAAAAAGAAACAGGACTAGATACCCAAATATGGGCTGCACGATCGATTGCAAAAGTTTTTGAAAAATTAAACTTACCTTACGAAAGAACTCTAAAAACAAATGCGCCATCATTCACTAAAAATTTCCTTTCTTCTCATCAACATCCTTTAGTTAGAACGATAGCAGAAGCAAGAGAAATTAACAAGGCTCACACTACTTTTATTGACACCATTATTAGATACCAGCACTGCGACAGAATTCATGCAGGTATAAATCAAATTAGATCAGACTATGGAGGAACCGTTACCGGAAGATTTTCATATTCAAATCCAAATTTACAACAAATTCCTGCTCGTAATAAGGACTTAGGTCCATTGATTCGATCCCTTTTTCTTCCAGAATCAGGTTGCGAGTGGGGATGTTTTGACTACAATCAACAAGAACCAAGACTCGTAGTTCATTATGCATCCCTAGATCAAGACGCAAGTGTTTTTAATGTTAAGAATGCCTACACCGAAGGCGACGCAGACTTTCATACCATTGTTGCTAAAATGGCAGACATCCCTAGACTCCAAGCAAAAACAATTAACCTAGGATTATTTTATGGAATGGGTAAAGCAAAACTTCAAGCGGAACTTGGAGTATCAAAAGAAAAAGCAGAAGAACTTTTTTCTATTTACCATAGTAGAGTTCCTTTTGTTAAAAGTTTAATGAAATCAGTTTCTAATCGTGCACAGCAACGAGGACAGATTAGAACTTTATTAGGGAGATTATGTCGTTTCCATTTATGGGAACCCAATAGCTTTGGTATGCATAAGGCATTACCTTTTAATGAAGCAGTTCAAGAACATGGACCAGGTATACGAAGAGCATACACTTACAAAGCTTTAAATAAATTAATTCAAGGATCCGCTGCAGATATGACCAAAAAATCTATGCTAGAACTATATAAAGAAGGAATTATACCCCATATACAGATCCACGATGAACTGGATATTTCTGTAGAAAGTGATAAACAAGCTAAACGAATTATTGAAGTTATGGAATCCGCAGTTGACCTGGAGATACCTAACAAGGTAGACTATGAAGCCGGTAAAAACTGGGGAGATATACATTAAGGAGATAATTATGGAAAAAGCAAAACAACTTTGGACATTAGCAAAAGCTAATCCCAAAATATCTGCTGCTGTTGTAGTAGTAGTTGTTGCTATCTATTTTTTAGCAACTTAGGATTTTATGTTGAATGGCTTACTTGAACGCAAACATACCTGCAACGTATGCGCAGGTAAGAAGAGAATATTTATATGACCTTTCCGGACATGTGGGAGAAGCTGAAGACTGTGTCATCTTTGGGATGGCATCGCTTTCAGGGAGCGCGATACTCTTTCATGCAATTATGGAAAATGGTGCTATCTTCTATCGTTTGCCGATTAGCGCCTTTATCCAAAGAGGCTTTGATGTCAAAAAGGTTCCTAGGATGCGACTTGACGAGTTGGAGCTTTGGAATTGTTTTAGTTACTATCCTGCTATTACTACTTTTGATATCCTTCTAGGCCAATCAGGAAAATATATAGGAAAAGATAAGAAATGGTATCAGGGGACCTATCTTTTCACAGTTGACTGGGCTCACCCAGAGAGTAATATAGTTGATACGGATCATTCAGAGATCCCGGCAGAACATAAATGTGCCCACATAATGGCCCTCGAAAATGGAAATTATGCAGCTCAACCAAACAATAGATTGATATGGAACATTCCATCTTTTACAGTAAGAGATGACGTTCCATTTGATTGGAAGGTACAAACGACTACGTGGAACGTAGAGGATAGTAGTAAATGGAAAACTGAAGATAGCGATAGCTACTTCTACAAGATTGAGGAAAAGAAAAATGAGTAAATGTAAAGATTGTTTTTGTAATTGTCATTGTAATGTCAAAGGACATTCAGATAGTACGGGTGTATGCCCATGCGAAAAATGTAATTGTAATCCTCAAGGAATTACAGTAAATAATGACGAATGTTTATCATGCCAATAGACGAAGAAAAAACTTGCAATATGCATACCAGCGAAAAAGAAAAATCAGGTACATGTTGTCAAACAAAAAGCATTTATCAGTTAGCCAAAGAAAATCCAACGCTAACATACAGAGAAGTAGAACAAATGAAGGAGCACAATGAATAAATTATGTTTAGTGCTTGCATTATTATTTGCATTAAGCGCCTGCTCGGTAGGCAAAAAATGTACCTATACACAAGATGGAACAAAACTCTCATCTTATGTATGGTTTTATAATGGTGACAAGCCAATTGATTTAGATAAAAACAATTGTAATTAAATGAACGATAAATTAATAACGGCGCAACTCGCTATTTTATTACAGCTTGGGGTAATAGAAGATGAAATATCGAACTTTAAAAGAATTTCGAAGAAGAAGGATCTTAAGGAAAATAAGCACACAGGAAACTAGATGGATGAAATATTTAGTATCCTCTCTCATAATTATCTTGCTATGGTTAGCTACATGTAGTCAAGCACTAGCTAAATGGGGGATTAATGCATAATTTTCCCTATGATGTTCAAATGATGGGGACGTTCGTCTTTATCACCCTTTACCTAGTAATTGAAATAATCTTTTAATATGGTAAAATACTTAACATTGTTTATAGGAATGAGCATTGGGATTGCTATAGGATTCTCCGTGTATCATTATTTTTTTATGGATAAATTTAGTTGTTGTGGAGTTTATGGCTGACAAGTTAATGACATTATTAGTAGGACTACTCATCGCCCTAGGCGGTTGGAGTCTTTCTCGTACATTTGAACTCTCTACAATTCAAGCAGTACATGAAGATAAAGTGGATAAATTAGAGAGACATGTGGACAAGCTACAAAGCCAAATTGAAAAGATGATGGACTCTGATGAAGAGATCATGGACCAACA